CCTCAATTTTCTGACACCAGAGCAGCTCGTATGCCAGCATTTTTTGAACATGCAAACACCAACCTCCCTCAATACGCTTAAGTTTTATTCAGATAAACTTGAGAAACTTGTGGAAGATCTGGAAGCCAAGTTCGCTTGGTATCCCATCCACCCCAAGGAGGATCTAGCCTCCATTATGTATCGCTCTGGACAACAGGATGTGGTACAATATGTAAAAACTATTTTAGAAGAAGACAATGTGTCTATTTAGATCAAGTCCTACACCAATGCCTACACCGGCTCCGATACAACCAAGACAGCCTGATGTAGTGCAAGCTTCTAGACTACCTAACAGAAAAGAATTGGTAGATCCAGATGAAGTGGCTGGTGTAGAATATGGAACCTCTGCAACTAAAGCAAAACCAAGAGGACAATCCATAAAGACTGGAACCGATGCTCTTAAGATTAATATTAACCCCGGAGCTACAAGTGGTTCAACAACTGGAGGATTAAATGTATAAGGCGAGGGAAAGATACGATCAACTATCGTCAGGTAGAACTCAGTTTCTAGACATGGCAGTTGAATGTTCTGAACTTACCTTACCTTATCTGGTTACAAGAGATGACAATTATAAAGGCAAACGAAACTTGCTACAACCGTGGCAATCAGTAGGAGCCAAGGCTGTCGTCACCTTAGCAGCAAAGCTTATGCTAGCTACTCTACCACCACAGACTAGCTTTTTTAAATTACAAGTAAGAGATGATAAACTTGGAGAGACCTTAGATCCTTCGATGCGTACCGAGTTAGACTTATCTTTCTCTAAGATTGAGAGATTGATAATGGATTACATAGCTGCATCTAATGATAGAGTGGTAGTTCACCAAGCATTAAAACATCTTATTGTATCTGGTAATGCACTTATCTTTATGGGTAAGGATGGCTTAAAGCATTTTCCTTTACAAAGATACGTAGTAAACAGAGATGGTAACGGTAATGTTATCGAGATTGTGACTAAAGAAATGATAAGTCGCAAGGTATTAGGTATAGAAAAACCTACAAGTTCATCAGAAGAACCAAATGAAGACGACGCTGAGGTATACACCTGTGTTAAATTGGATGAAAGTAGTGGACGTTGGATGTGGTACCAAGAAGTAGACGATGTAATGCTCGAGGGTAGTCGCAGTACAGCTCCTAAAAACGCTTCACCATGGTTAGTGCTTCGATTCAATACAGTAGACGGAGAGGACTACGGAAGAGGTAGAGTAGAAGAATTTGTTGGTGACTTAAGAAGTCTCAATGGATTGTCTCAAGCTTTAGTAGAAGGAGCAAGTGTAGCAAGTAAAGTTATCTTTCTTGTATCACCATCTTCTACGACCAAACCACAGACCTTATCCAAGGCTGGTAACGGAGCCATTATACAGGGTAGACCGGAAGATGTAGGAGTCGTGCAAGTCGGTAAGACAGCAGACTTTGCTACAGCGGCACAGCTCGCACAACAAATAGAAAAAAGAATCCTCGAAGCTTTCTTAGTTATGAATATAAGAAACGCTGAAAGGGTCACCGCTGAAGAGGTACGCCTTACTCAGCTAGAGCTAGAACAATCATTAGGTGGACTATTTAGTTTACTTACAGTTGAGTTCTTAGTACCTTATCTAAATAGAACTATGCTTATATTACAGCGTAGTAATCAAATACCTAAACTACCAAAAGATATGGTTAGACCTAAGATAGTAGCTGGTATTAATTCTTTAGGTAGAGGTCAAGATAATGAAGCTCTTACTAGATTCTTAGCGACTATTGCACAGACATTAGGACCAGAATCTTTAATGAAATATATTAATCCAACTGAAGCTGTTCAAAGATTAGCAGCTGCACAAGGTATAGATGTATTAAACTTAGTTAAAACTCCCGAACAATTACAAGCAGATAAGCAAAGACTTCTGCAAGAACAAGCACAGCAATCACTTACAGATCAAGCTGGACAAATGGCTAGTGCTCCAATCATGGACCCAAGCAAGAATCCAGCAATAGCTGAACAGGCAACTGCTGCTGCTCAAAATATGATGGGAGGCTCACCACCACAACAATAAAAATAAATGGCAACAGGAGAAACACAAACTTATACAGTTGATACACAGGTACAGACAGAGACTATGCCTGATAATCTTACACCAGATGAACAGGACTCTCTGAAAATTGGTGAAGAAATAACACAGCAAGAAGATCAATTACTTGCTGGTAAATATAAGTCAGCTCAAGAGTTAGAAAAAGCATACAAAGAATTAGAAAGTAAACTAGGCCAGCAACAAACAGAAACTACAGAGACAACTGAGCAGGTAGAACCAGAACCAGAATCTAAACCAGCTCAGTTATCTGACAATGCCGCTTTAATAACATCAGCATCAGATGAATATTACTCAAATGACGGTAAGTTATCATCAGAAACTATTGAAAAATTTAAAGGCATGTCTAGTGAGGACTTAGTTAATGCTTATTTAGAAGTAACTAAAAGCCCTGATTGGTCAACTAAACCACCAGAACAGATAGCGGAAGTATCTGAATCTCAGATTAATAATATTAAAGATTCTGTAGGAGGTCAGGAAGCTTATACGAATATGATTGCATGGGCTGCTCAAAATTTAGATGCTAAATCTATTTCAGCCTTTGATGATGTTATGAATCGAGGTAGTATTGATGCAATAAATTTTGCTGTCGCTGGACTTAAATCACAATATCAAAATGCAGTAGGATTTGAAGGTAAAATGGTACAAGGTAAACCACCACAAACTAACACAGATGTATTCCGTAGCCAAGCTGAATTAGTAGCAGCTATGAACGACAGAAGGTATGATAGAGACCCTGCTTATAGGCAAGACGTCATCCAGAAATTAGAAAGATCCGACAATTTAAATTTTTAATTATGCCAAAAGGAAAAGGAACCTACGGTAGTCAAGTAGGTAGACCACCAAAGAAACCAAAAGGAGGAAAGAAGTAATGCCCGGAAGAGAACCACATCCAGATGACGGACCATATATACCATGGGGTCCGAAGCATCCAGACTGGCCTAACAGACCAAACAAATTAGCAAAAGCTAAGAAGAAACAATTCAGAAACGATCCAACTACTTCTGCTAATGCATAGTAATCGTGCCGACCCGAATCGCATCGTCCTCGGCTATATGTACTACCCCAACCGCACTAATGATTACTACCGAATACGGTAAAAGAAATATTTATCCAAACGAAACACCCCCAAGACTTATGACTAATCATAACCACGACAATGACAGATGGCATGTTGCTGAAGAAACTAACGGACGCCTAGCAATGATAGGCTTTGCCGCAGCAGTCGGTGCCTATGTATTTACAGGACAAATCATACCCGGCATTTTTTAATGGCAACAATCCAACTCAATAAAGAACTAACTACCAGCAACTGGGATAAGTTTTGTGAGTGGGTAACTAGCACCGAGAACCGCCTCTATGTAGGCTGGTTCGGTGTGCTAATGATACCTTGCTTGCTAGCTGCAACCACTTGCTTTATACTTGCTTTCATCGCTGCACCGCCAGTGGACATTGACGGTATAAGAGAGCCAGTTTCCGGCTCATTATTATATGGAAACAATATTATATCAGGAGCAGTCGTCCCCTCCTCTAATGCAATCGGACTACATTTCTACCCTATCTGGGAAGCCGGCACACTGGACGAGTGGCTATATAACGGTGGACCATATCAACTCGTTGTCTTTCATTTCTTAATTGGAGTAGCAGCTTATGCTGGTAGACAATGGGAACTATCCTACAGATTAGGAATGAGACCTTGGATCTTTGTAGCTTACACAGCTCCTCTCTCAGCAGCTTTAGCTGTCTTCTTAGTCTATCCATTTGGTCAGGGTTCATTCTCTGATGGTATGCCTTTAGGAATCAGTGGAACATTTAACTTCATGTTCGTCTTCCAAGCGGAGCACAACATACTCATGCATCCATTCCACATGCTCGGTGTTGCGGGTGTGTTTGGTGGTGCTTTGTTTGCTGCTATGCACGGAAGCCTTGTTACTTCCTCAATCCTTCGGGAGACCACGGAAGAAGTTTCACAGAACTATGGTTACAAGTTTGGTCAAGACGAGGAGACTTATAATATCGTAGCTGCACACGGTTACTTTGGTAGATTAATTTTCCAATATGCTTCTTTTAATAATAGCCGCAGTTTACATTTTTTTCTCGCTACTTGGCCCGTCGTTGGCATATGGCTTACCTCTATGGGAGTCTGTACAATGGCTTTCAACCTCAACGGTTTTAACTTTAACCAGTCTATCGTTGACAGCAATGGAAAGATTGTTCCAACATGGGCTGATGTAGTAAACAGAGCCAACCTTGGTTTTGAAGTTATGCACGAGCGTAATGCTCACAACTTCCCACTCGACTTAGCATGTGCTGAGTCAACACCTGTCGCCTTAGTCGCACCACCTATAGGCTAACCCTCACGTCCGTTCATCCCCTGTTGGGGACGCATGCAATCAAGTCATGGAACGGGGGCTTGGTATCGGAGGGAACTATGACAGTAACTTACGTTTACCGTGGTGTTGTTTATACAAGACATAAATAATGGCACATCAAAGCTCGATTGCTACAGCTTCTGTAACTAGGTATTCACCTGAACCAGAAGTTAAGCAACCTGAAAACAAAACTGAAGATAAATCTGAAGATGAAAAGTCTTCGGATTAATCCTTTATGGGGAGTAGTCATCGGACTGCTCTCCTTATTTCTATTTATAGAATGGTCGCATGTAATTTACCACATGCGGGAAGAGACACCTCAGAGTCGGACCTCTTCCTAATTGGCTTTTGGCCCAGTACGCTGGATACCCTTTAGCCGTCTAGACGGTGGGATAGACCACAACAATCTCGAGACAATTAGTACTAAGCAATACAAATAATTTAAACCAGTATAATGGCACAACAAAATAGCACATTAACAACGGCTTTAACTAGCCCCGGTGCTGATAATGGTGTTGCGTCTACTACCGCTAATAGAAGAGCCCTTTATTTAAAGCTTTTTAGTGGAGAAATGTTCAAAGGTTTCCAGAGAAACACAATCGCTAGAGACCTTGTGATGAAAAGAACACTTACAAACGGTAAGAGTCTTCAGTTCATTTTCACAGGTAGAACAACAGCCGAGTATCATACACCCGGAAACAGCATACTAGGTAACTCCGATGGAGCACCTCCAGTAGCTGAGAAGACCATCACAGTTGATGACCTTCTAATCTCTAGTGCTTTCGTTTATGAATTAGACGAGACACTTGCACACTACGACTTACGTGGTGAAATA